AAACATAATTTTAGCCAAACCGTTAGCCACAATTTGCCTTATTTCTGTCCTCTATGTATTTTTCTACAAAGAATTGTCTGTCATATTCAAATTCACGCCATTTATATTTACCGTTTTCAAGTCTTGTAATTTCTCTATCTCTTTGCCATAAAATAAACTCTCTGCTATCTTGGTCGACAAACAGTTCACTTCGTTGGCTAACAACGCATAAACCTAATTTAATTAAAGCGTTCTTAACGTCTGTTAATCTATTGCCAGTTTCTACAAATTCATCACCTTCTGCAAACCTTAATTCTTCTGTAAGTAATTGTTCTTGCTCTTTTAATAATTCTTCTACAAATCCCATATTTTCTGTTTTTTAATCTTTAATTAAACTATGCTTATGCTATTCCGTTAGGCACAATTAAAGGCTTGCCCATATAGGAAATCCCTGCTTGCTTGTTACGTCAAAAACTTTAGGCTCTTTTTGCAACTCTTCTATTAGTCCGCTGTAAGCTCCATAGCTTTCTTCTATAAAAAATTCCTCTTCATTTTTATATTCATTTTTTTTAATAAGCTCCTGTTCTGTAAGTGACATATTAAAATGGTCTTTAAGGTAATTAGTCTTAAATTCTTTTATAATCAACTCTTTAGCTTCTTCTAAGCTCTCAGCTATTGCAAAAGAAGCTCCATTATGGTAGCCTGTCTTTTCCCAATAATACATCTTTAAGTTTTTCATTGTCTTTGTTTATTAAATTAAAAGTGCCTAACAACACCTATACCCCATACGCTACGCTTTACGGTGCATAGCCAAACCGTTAAGCAAATATAAAAAAATATTACAACACAGTAAAATAGTTATTTTTTATACTTTACGAATAATCAATAAAAATTATTTATATTTGTTTTATAATAGAACACCATGGCATATACTGATATTATACCTTTAAGCGAAGCAAAGAATTATTTAAGAGTAGATTCTGGGTTTACGGCTGATGATAGTTTGATAACTAGAATGATTAATGCAAGTTTATCATTTTGTGAGAGATATACGAGTCATATTTTATTTGCTAGGAATATTGATATTACATTTATTGATTCATGCGCTAGGGTTTACAAATTTCCTATTAATTCCGTAGTTTCACCGTCAGATGCCGAGGTAGAAGTAAAGACAACGTATTCAGTATATTCAACGCCAAACCCAGAGAATGAAACTTTGACTTTAAACGTGGGTTACACAGACTCTAGTGATATACCGGCTGAAATAGTTGAGTTTGCTTACGGATTGATAGACTTATGGTATTACAAAAGAGAAGGAGCGAACGGCGAAGTGCCTGATTTTATGAAAACAAGTATTAGCCACCTTAGAAGATTTATATTTTAATGAGGTCGAGAAGGTTTACAAAATTAATAGAATTATGGGAAACCGAAAACGTTCCTGATGGGTTCGGGGGTTACACCGTATCGGAGTCTAAAAGGGCGGATATATGGGCGAATCTTCAAACCATGAACAAAGGAAGGTACTCTAATAAAGATTTTGGGGATATCGACTTTGCAAATAGTGTAATGGTAACAACTAGAGACAATCCGAATATTGTAATAGATTACAAGACTAATTTCATAAAATACAGGGGTGAGAATTATTTTTTATCCGATAGACCTGTAATAACGGATTTCGAGGATAATTACGTTACTTTTATAATGGTTAGAAACAACGATGTTTAAAGCAGATATAAAAAATTTAAACAAGGTTTTAAAGGACTTAGAAAAGTTCGGCGATGCTATTGATAAAGATGTGGATATTATCACAGAATCAAACGCTAAGGAAATCGAAGCGATGGCAAAAAGCAAAGCACCTGTAGATACTGGGTTTTTACGTAATTTAATAGCCACCCAAGGGAAAGATTCTAATTATAAAGTAGTAGCAAATGCGCCTTATTCGGCTTATATGGAGTTTGGAACTGGTGGAGAGGTTGAAGTACCCGAAGAAATGAAGGATATTGCTATTCAGTTTAAAGGCAAAGGTGTTAAAAGAATAAATTTAAGACCTAGACCGTTTTTATATCCGTCTTTTGTTTTAGGTCGTAGAAGTTATATAAAAGACTTGACAGATTTACTAAATAGATTAACAAAGAAAATATGAGCGTAACATTACCTGACAAATGGATTCGTAAAGCTGTATCTAACGCGATTAACAATATAGTGGTAGATTCGGTTACTATTCCTTGTTATGATACCTACGTAACAGGAGAAAAGAAAAACGCTTATGTTTTGATGACCACACAAACAAGTTTACTAGAGAATAATACCAAATGCGACGACAAATGGAACTCTAGTATATTGCTAGATATATTCACGAAATACCTATCAGCAGGAAACACAGGGAGTCGATTATTTGCGGATAATATCGCAGACGAGGTGCGACGATTAACGGATAATTTAGTATTAGACCCTGATAGCGATTTAAGAATAATATGGCAAAGAGGTGACTTTGAAAATGATATATCTTCGAGTACTAAAAACGAAAACGTATTTAGGAAATTGTACCGATTGGAATTTATGATACAAGAAGTATAAAAAACCGCCCTAGTGTGCATCGTTGATAGGCAAGGACGGTGTATTCAATAATTTAAAAAGCCGGCTTAAATATAAAACTTTTTTAATAGTATAGTATTTTAGTTTTCAGGATAGCAAAGTGGATTTACCTCCATCATATTTAAAGAAACTTCGTAAGCACATTGAAAACTTGGATATTCTTGTAAGAAAATATCAACTTCTTTTACGATTATACGCTCTCTTGTTAGCATAGATTCTATAAAAATACAAATAGACGAAATAGAAGAAGACACAAATACTTCATCAAACAAGCTAACTAAATACACGGTATTGTAGGACACCGTTGCTAAACAAAATCCTATTACTTCATCTAATTCATCAAATTGACAAGTTGGTATATCTTGAGATAAATCTAATTTAGCAAAGTGAACATTAACTGTTTTAATTTTATTTTTTGTTTTCATTTTATTATTTTTGATATTTAAAACAAATATACCCATAAACATAAATAAAAACACAACTATAAAAAATTAATATACAAAATCAATTTACTATAAATTAAATTTATTATATTTACATAAAATTATAAATATCATGGCTATATTAGTAAAAGGCGATTCAGTAATATTGAGCATTTGGGACGGTAGCGATTCTTATGATCCTGTTATATGCTTGAGATCGAACTCATTAAATGAAACAAAAAACATTATAGAGAGCCAAACAAAATGCGACCCTGGTCAAATTGTTAAAACACCAGGTTCTTATACTTACGAAATTTCATTAGAAGGTGAGTACGGTTATGACTCTGGCGATTTCCAACAGTACGACGATTTAAGAACTAAGCTTGTTGCAGGGACTCTTATCGAGTGGCAAATTTCAGGATTCTTTTCCGATGGCTCAACAGGCAATTCTTATTACGGAAGCGGTTATTTATCTGAGGTTTCTCATGACGCTTCTGCTGGTGATGAAATTGTAACTTTTTCAGCAACTTTAACGGGTGACGGTAAAACAGCAATTACAACAACCGCACCAAATCCATAAAAAACATGACAAAATTTGAACTAACACTAAACAAAAGAAGTATTAAATTTAATGTAGGGATTGGTTTTTTAGGAGAGTATCAAGAAAAGCACGATATAACTATTGATGAGGTTATACTAAAAATGCAAGATAACCCTTGGAAAACAGTACCTTCTTTAATGTACGAAAGTGCTTTATATGCCAATAGAGGTGAATTAGATTTCGACGAGAGGGATTTAATTGATATGATTGATGACGACGGGTCATATTCCAACAAGGCTTACATAGAATTTGTTCAAAGGTTTATGAACTGTATGACTAAAGATGTACCTAAAGAAGATGTTGCAGAAGAAGAGTCAAAAAAAAAATAGATTGGGCTAGGGATGTTATCAGCGTAGCACTTGGTGAATTGGGAGTGCCTACCTTAGAAGATGTTTATAATATGAGTTGGGCGGAGTTTAGAATCCGCCTTTTTGCGTTTAAAAGGATGCAAAGGGATAAATTAGAATTGTTAAGAATTCATGCGTATCATACGGCTAGCGGTGGTACTTATGCTTTCAGCCCTAAAGAATTCCCAAAGACGATAGATAAGTTTTGGAAGTTAGATAAGAAAGTAGATAAGAAAGCCCAAAAAATGCGTTTAGAGATTCTTAAAAAGGCTAAAGAGAAATATAATAAAAAGGTAAGTAAAAGAAATGGCAAGGCTTGAAGTAGAAATAGCAGCGAAAACAGATAATCTAAAATCGCAACTGTCCAAGACTATTAAGTTGATGGACGATTTAAAAGACGAACAAAAAGCGTTAAAAAAAGAATTTGACGCAGGTCGTATTTCAGCCGATAAATATTATAAATCTTTAGCTCAGAATCGGATAAAACTAAGGCAGGTATCCAATTCTAACAGAGATTTAGGTAAAAGTCTAGGAAGTGTATCTAAAGGTATGGGTCAAGCTGGAAAAGCTACTGCAAACGCCGTACCTGCCGTTACTGAATTTTCACGGGTCATTCAAGATGCGCCTTTCGGAATTCAGGGTGTGGCGAACAACATCACGCAATTAACACAGCAGTTTGGTGTATTATCTCAAAAAACAGGTGGGGCAAAAGGAGCTTTGACGGCTATGCTAGGAACTTTGAAAGGTCCAGCTGGTATATTATTAGCAATTTCGGTTGTAACTTCTTTATTGGTATCATTTGGAGACAAACTTTTCGGAGCGAGCAAAAAATCCGATAAACTAAAAGACTCCACAAAAGAGACAAACGACGAGTTGAAAAGTCAAGGAGCAATTCTTAAAGATTTAATAAAAGAATACGAAAATTTTGCTAAAATTAGAACTCAATCTATTTTTAATATAACCAAGGAAAAAGAAAGTGTAAAGGCTTTGTTTTCTATTTTAACAAGTGAGTTAAGTACTACAAAGGAAAAGACAAGAGCTTACAGTGCTTTAAACAAGAAATACTCAGCTTATTTAAAAAATGTAGACCCCGATAACATAACACAAATAATTAAAGCCGAACAGAAACTTTCTGAACAGTTAGAAAATCGTGAGAAAAGAATACAGACTCTTAATAAACTAGAGGAAACCGCTAGGAGCATCCAGTTAAAAAGGATAGAAATAGAAAAGTTAGGCAATGTTCCAACAAACGATAAAAGGTTAAACGCTCTAGGTACTGAGATATTAAAACTTAGAAAACTTCAAAAAGATCTAAGAGAGGCTTTAAGTTTATACACGGCTTTAGACACGAGTATAGGAAATCTAGGAGGGCAAAGACAGCAAGCTGCAACGGTTTCAACTTTATCACCCATAGGTATAAACGCTCAAGGCGGTGAGTCTGGAGCTGGAGGTGAAGCCAGAACAGAAGCCCCAATATTAAACACTGCATTGACTCAAATAGATGATTTCACGGAAAAAATGAAATTAGCTCTTTTGAATTTCAACAATGAAATGAACAATATTATTCAAAATGAAATTGCGAATACATTTATAGGAATCGGAGAGGCAATAGGAAATGCTTTAAGTGGGGCAGCTAATTTAGGAGATTCTTTAGCAAAAGTTCTTTTATCGGCAGTTGGTTCTATATTAACCAAACTAGGGAAAATGGCTATTGTTATAGGGACAACAATAAAAGGTATAGGTGTTGCGCTAAAAACACTTAATCCAGCAGTAGCAATAGCAGCAGGGGTAGCTGCGGTCGCTTTAGGAACTGTATTTTCTAATGCAGCAGGTGGCGTTGGAAATCAAATCGGTGGAGTTTCAGGAGGTGTTGCAGGGGTTGGCTCATCTGGAGGTTCTTCTTTTGGGGGTTCACGTTCTTTTAGTGGAGGAAATCAAATTACAGGAAACGTTACCTTTAGAATAGAAGGGCCTGATTTAG